ACATTTGGGTCTTTTAAAAGTTTCACATAGATTAAGCATCTTTAACTCCTAAAAGAAAATTACATCTCTTTGTCCATTCTTCTTCTGAGAGTTGTTCTTCTTCATCTACTGCTTGTGGGTAGACCAGCTTAAACATCTCTCTAAAGAGTTGGTAGTTGTCTGGGTCTACAACCATGCGTTGTGTGAGATGCCCTACTCTAACATGCCCGTCGACGTGAATCTTGTAGTCGTTATCTAAGAGATCTCGGAAAAGTACCACATCCGTAGTCAGGGTTGAAGCTGTCTTCTTGTCGAATTCACTTCTGAACTTGAGACCTTTAGAAAAGAGATCCTCAAGAACAGGAGTCTTGATTAGGCAGCACCCGAAACAAGCTACTGTCATCTCCATTACATTCGGTTTTTCAGAGTCCCCGTTCACGAAGTCTAGACGGTAAAGGAGACCATTGTCTTCATTCTTAATCATCGGGATTGGAAGATACGGCCAATTCCTGAAAGGGTAGTACCCTGAGATAACATCTTTGTCATCTTCTATTAGTGCCTTCAGCATATCCTTAGGGTAAAGGTTGTCATGCTCAAGAAACAAGACATGTGTGCATTTGTCTGTAATAGCCATGTCAACCATGTTGTTAATGGCCTCGTACTGCTGGACATCTCCGACGTGGTAGCAGACTATATCGTATTGCTTGTTCCAGTGCAGTAAGACTGATAGATGGTTATGGTATATGTCTTTGTCTACACTGCCAAAACTTGTTATTGCGATTCCAATTTTCATACTTGCCCCTTATAAATATTGTAGGGGGATTTTAAACCCCCTACAATTATTGTTACTATTCTACAATCTACAGTTGATCCATAGAGCGTCAGTTGTGCGAGTATCGCTACTTGCAGAACCAGTTGAATAAGTGGCTCCGTAAAGCCCGCCCATTCCACCACCCAGAGGTGAGACAGTCAGATCCTTAAGAATATAAGAACCGTTCTGTGCTTCCCAGTTGTTGAGATACGCTGCCGAGGATGCCGTAGCAGCCTTTGACAGTGTAACAGTGGATGGAACTCCTTGACAGAGAATCCAACCATACTGACCACCAGTAGTAGCAGCGACTCTAATACCGGCCGTTACCTTTAGCAAAGCAGTAGTAGGCTTAACAACAGATGTCCTAACACCAGCTTCATAACAGACAGCTCCGCCAGCAGGTTGTGTATCAGTCGAAGCACCTCCGTCAATAACCCAGCGATAAGCGTTGCCGAGCTCGTCATAACGAACTACGCCAGCACCATCTGTATCGGTCGCAGAGACTGTGCCTAGAGGTGTGACAAAAACTTGTTTAATACTAGTACCCATAATAGTCTCCTTTCTTTAAGAGATGAATGATGTCCAACCGTGACGACGGGGCTGAGCTCCGACCATCTGCATAGCTGATACGATGTAAGCAACTCTTTCAAGTTGATTCGTATTGCTCTTCCAGTCGGTCATCTCAAACCAGAGGTTCGGATCGAACACGAGTTCAATATAGTTAAGGTTAAGCATGAAGAGATCTCGATAGCTGCCATCACTGGATGCGAGATCCTCTGCCCAAGCCACGGTTGCTCCCTTGAAGGTGAAGGTTTCAAACCCTAGGTCTGCTGCCTTCTGGTCAAAGGATGTTCGTACGATCTGCTGCTTGTCAGCCACTTCGTCCTCATAGGCCTCGAAGAGGTCTCTGTTCATAAGGATAAAGTTCGGACTTTCCATCTGTGCGGTAGTCGTGTTGAAGAGACTACGCATGACAGGGACAAGGTTGAGAGCATAACTACCTGCTGTAGCGTTAGCGGCTGAACCACCACCGATAGCACCAGTGTAGTACTTATTCCTCCACCAAGTGTTGGCACGAGTGATATTACCGGTAGCTTCTGTAGCTCCACCAGTATCATCGTTGTTGCCGTCCTGAGGGGTAATGCCGTGGGAAGCGAACAGGTTGTTAGTAGTCGCACCGAGAGGGGCTACTACATCATACAAGCCATTATGCTGCTTACCGGTTGCGTCTTCTTTACCAGACCGTAAGAATGCCTGTTCGTTGTCCTGAACAATAGCATCACGAGCTACGCCAAGGCGGCTGGTGATGTAGTCCTTGATCTTGAACGGGCCGGAATTGATCTGGCTGTCAATAACAGACTGGTTGACATCGACGGATTTGTACTTCCAAGTCCATCGGGCCATTGTTTCGTAATCGATTTCGCTCTGTGAAAGGACAGAGCCCTTTTGGATATTCTCCGTAGTCTTTTCGCCATACCGGACGGTTCGAGTAATATACCGGCCACCAACCTGAGGAGTCATCGATCCATGCTCTTTAAGAGCCATAGAAAAGATCGTTGAGTCTAGGATGTTGTCGATAGCATTAGGTCGAATTTCGTACCAAGTATGCGTAAAAGCGGTATCCAGTGTCTCGGTGAGAGACGGAAGAGTTGTTGCCATGTTGGATAAACCTCCATTAAATTTTACTACTTGTTAGTTAATACGATCCTGCTTATACACAGCTAATCCATGTTAGGCTCCTCCCAAGTTAGACCTGTTGATCGAGCGTCCTGCGGCCTCATTTGCGAATGCTAAAAAACTTTTTCGACCGCCGCTCCTGAGAGCTGTGGTGCTAGGGCCTACACTCTTCGTCTTCTCTCCTGTCTCAGGAGACCGTAGGTGTACGGGTTCCCAATTCGGAAAGTCTGAAGAGGACTCGGGTTTCTCTGTTTCTACTGTAGCTCGTCCGGGGCTCTTCATCAGGTGATCGGCCTTGGCGAGTTTGTACATATCTTCCATTTCCATATTCGGGTACTTCTGACTAAGCTCCTGCATAGCAGGGCGGTAGGTCTCGAAGTCCTTATGCTGCGAGGCTACGTCTTTCACTTTCTGCTGAGCAGATATGGTCAGGAGAGCATCCTGTGTCTTCACAAGCTCGTCCTTCAGAACCTGCCATTCTTTCTGATGCTGCTTGGCAGACTCCTCCCTAACGTCATTGACATAACTCTCTACACTTTCTGAGAGTACTTTAGTCATCTCGGTATTACTAAGCTCGTCGAGGTTTACTTCGCCGGGCTTTTCTTTTATCCCGAGCTTGTTCTTCATACTTGCAGCTTCTTTAACGGGTTCGGTCTTCTTCTCCGCTAGGATGATTTCTTCCCCGTTAGCCATTTTGGTTAAGACATTCTGCATGGTTGGGTCGCTTAGGAGCTGTTTGTACTTTGCGAGTTCGGCTTCCTGACTTTGCATTGTCTTCTGTAGTTCTTCCACTGCTGGTGTTGTTTCCTTCTTCTCTGGTTCTGGCATTGTCTGTCTCCTTTATTCTGGTTTGTTGGCGAGCTCCGATGATGGCATTCCGGTAACTCAGTTTCAGCATTCTCTGAACTCTTAAAAATTCTCTTTTCGTTATAAGACCATCGAACGTGCAGTCCACTGCCCCGCCATCATTAAGCTCGATCCTTATAACTCGTGTTGCGTCTTTCATTACAAGCACCCCAATTGAACATTGTTCTTTCTCTCATACTCTTTTGCTTCTCTTCTGCTCTTCAAGTGTATCGGTTGTGATTCAGCGTGTTCGAGTGTAATTCCACCTTCAGGCCATCCAAAATTAACAGGTCCCATTGAGTCGGGAAACTGTCGTTCCTTCTGCTCTCCGCACTTTTCACACTTTACAACCTCCTCCCACTTAAAGACAAACTCCTCCTCCTCGGTTTCGCATGTCTTACATTTATAATTATATAGAGGCATTTGACCCCCCTACACTTTGCTGTGTAGCCTGCGAGCCTGCTTGACTAGCCGAGCTTGCCGCCTGACCTTGCCCGTTCTGCTGAGCTTGCTGGACGAAGAAGTTAGCAAAGCTGGGGTCATCAGCAACCCGTCCTACATATGCTTGCAGCTCTGGGATATTCGCTCCCGGTAGCTGACTTAGATTAGCTAAGAGTCCTAAGGCTTCCATCCGGCGGTCATTCATACTTTCATGGCGTTTTGTTGACAAGTGCACGTCAAAGTTGAACTCTCCTGCCAGCATGTCCCCGGTAAAGAAGACCCAGTTATCCTTAACCTTTGCGGTCTGTTCCTGTGTCCAGAATTGCTTAACTACTGCCATGACTTTTCGGATAGAGACTGTGTAGAGTTCTATCATGGCGTCTAGGCGTCGGGATGTCCGGTTCTGAGAACCCTGCTGGACTATGTTAGCTTCTGAGGCTGTGCGTCGTGTACCTTTGTCAAACTCCCCGAGTTGGTTTCTACTCATACCTACTGCATCTCGGGCATCTCGTCGGGTAAACTCGGCTTCTTCTTGGAGGAGGAAGTTACTGCTTTGAGGGAACTGTTGGAAGACCTCCCTTAGATCTCTTCCGCCCTTGACTTTCGCTACCGCTCCTACATCTCCGCTAGTGAGCTTAGCTGCCTCGTCGTCTGTCATGGCTGAGTCCTGCATGAGGAATCTAACCACATTCAGTCTTCTTTGCTTCTGAGCCTGCTTGGCTATGTCGAACTGGTCTGCTTGGATCTGCATCAGGTAGTACGCTTGTGGTGTCACCCAGAACGAACGAGGATGCCTCACAAAGTCGACGGAGACAAAAGGCATACCTGCGACCTGAATGGAGTCTACTTCGTTCCTGAGGAATTTACCGTAGTCAGGAGAGATAACGTACATCCTACCTGTTGTACGGTCATGGATTTCCCACAGCTCATTAAACATCTCCTTAGAGTTAGTAGAGAACTGACGTAGGTTGTTGATGCCCAGTCTCTTCTTCTCCTGAGTCCGATGATAGGAGGACATGTAGTTCTCCATGCTGATCTGGGGCTGGAGATTCTGAGTATTCTTATACTTTGGATCTTGCTTTATAGATTTGTTAGGTCTTATAACCCTATGTGCTACCCACGGAGCAGTCTCAAGATCTTTCGTCCCCCAAGGAACAACAATATCGTGCGGGTCGATAGCTCTAACCCAAGGATACCCCGGTCTCGCTAGACCAGATTCTATCCTAGCTCCTTGCTTATTGAACTGAGTAAGACTCATCCCTGCTGGTTGTGTAGGACCGCCTATGTCGAGGGATTGATCCCATCCAAACTCGGAGTCGTAACCGATCTTGAGTACGCCCTTACCATAGAGGTAAGCGTGGAGTAGAGCAATCTCTACGTGTGACTTCAGTTTCAGAGTCTTCACAAAGACATTGGCCTGTGACTCCACGAGTTGTGCGGATTCAATTGATTGAGAATTGAGCGGTGTTACTAGGAACTCAGGATCGGGAACTATGAGTTGGGACAACAAAGCATCCCCCATAGAGAAGATCAGGTTCGGCCCGATTGCAGAGAAGCTGTTGGGATCATTTAAATAGGTTGCTTCAAGAGCGTCCCATGCGTCTTCCTTTGCAAAGAGCCGACGGTATTCTAGCCCGTTCTCAATCTCGGTCTGCCATTCTTCTGCGGTGTAGGGGGATCTAATAGCCATAAGGGGAAGGTCCATTTCTTACATAATCTGTTCTATGAGCAGGACTTCTACGGTGCGACATGATTCCCATATCATAACCGGCAGGTCCTAAGGCTCTGTCTTGTAGTTCCTTCAGTATTACATCTACTGAAAAAGGACTACGACCAAGCCTCTCAGCTTTATCTTCATTATTAAGTGTACTCTGCGTATTGAAGAAGTCCAGCATCATTGACATCGTATCAGGGAGATCATCATGCTTGCCCTTAGGAAAAGCTAGAAGTTCTCTTTCAAACTCAGAGTGGTCAGGTCTTATGAATATTCTGTTCGCTGCGAAGAAAGGTTGTAAGCCACGAACTCTGTCGACCTTGGACATCTTATGCCCTGTTATTACATCCACCCAGAAGACGTTGTTCTCTTTCCTCTGCTTCTGCTCGATCCAATGCTTTATGGTCCGTTGGTAGCCGATACCTTCAATGATAACCTTGATCGGCTTGTAAGCTCGGTGGTGGTCAAAGATTGTATTGATAACGGCAGAAGGAGACATACGCTTCCTAGTGTAATGCACGAGGTATACGTGCCCGTTCTTCTGGTCTACTCCGCAGGTCATGATTACGTTGTAATCCGGGTCTGTTGTTTCTTCTTTCTCTGCTGATGCTAGGTCTACTGCTGTGACGTAAAGGAGGTTCTTAGGCAGGGTCTGGTAATAATTGATCCAGTCCCGTCTGAAGACCTGATTACTGGCACTGGTCGGGTAGTTCATATAGAGAGCAGAGTACATGTAAGGACCTAGATCCACCTCTAGTGAGTCTAGCACAAGCTGGTTGAAACGCTCAGGCCACTGTATCTCGCCTTCTACGTCCGGCCTCCCGAGTTCGTCTTCCTTAACCGCTCGTGTGAGCTGGTTATACTCAGGGTGTTTGTCAATGATGTAACCTAGGAGGTCGCCTTCTGCCCACCTCGTCCCAACTACAATACGTTGAGAGTCTAGTGGCTCAATGAGGAGAGGTGTTCCTAGTCTAAACCAACCAATAGCTTTCTCTATCTCAGCCTGTGTTGGCTGCATCATAGCCCCAGTCAGGTTGTCCTTACTAGGACTGACTGTATCATCTTCTATGATAAGATCATAGTGCTGGCCTGTCTTTTGTGTCCCAGTACCAGCCGCTTCCCATGTTGCTTCCGGATAGGCTCCACGCCGTCTTACTGTCGCTGCGTCTTTCGACCAGATACAGTCATTGTTCGGCAGGATCTCGGGGTAGAGGAGCTTGAATAAGTCATTTGATTCAAAGATCTGCTTAATGGCTCCAAGCTTACCACAAGCATTTGTATAAGTGTTTTGAACAAGTAGTATCCTCACTTCCGGATTATTGATAGCCCTCCAGATAGGATAGGCTATTGTTGCTAGTGTTGATTTATACCACCCACGAGGTAGGACGAGGACATTCCTCGTATTCTTTTCATAGGCTTGTATCATATCACAGATAGGCTTATGGATCTCTTTAGTAAAGCGATCAAAGCCAAGGATAGCCTTCGCAAGGAAGAACAAAGAGTCCCTGCCTTTCTGTGCTATCTGCTTAATAGTATCTTGTGAGAGTTCGGTCTGCATTTATCCACCTTGTACGAAGAAAGCTGAATTCGGTCTGAGCGTTTTATTTTCACCGTTACTATCCTCATAAGTCACGCCGCCGAAGTCGTAAGTTATATTAAGACCTCCCGTTGGAGATTCTAAAGCAGGGTCAAAGATTAAATCGCTTACAGTGCAAGTCCCTTCATTGGAATTTGCTACCCCAAATACACCAATAATCGTCCCACCAGACACTTTACCAAGTATCGTTACCGTCCCTCCAGATGCAAAATTAGTTATGCCGTGCGACCCATTTGCACTACCTCCAAATACATCCCCTACTATATTAACTATACCGGCGAACGTATTTTTAGCACCCAAACAAAGTGTTCCTACGCCACCACGAACACTTCCGTTTATATTTATAGTGCCATCAGCATCGTTCTCTACTCCTATAGAAAGGATTACAGTTCCAGAAGTTACATTGCCATTTATGGTTAGAATACTATCCACAGAGATCGAGCTGACACCTGCGATGCTATTTCCTCGTCCGGCAATATCGCCATTTATAGTAAAAGTAGAACTTGACGTATCTGGGTTATAAGTAAGACCTGCTGCAATCCCACTTAACACATCTGTAGTTATTACTCCAGAGGTTAAAGCTGTTACCTGAAACGTGCC